GATGGGTCCTGAAAGGATGGGTCCTGAAAGTACTGGACCGGCTCTCCAAGCCTATTTGTTCAATCACTTTGATTTCCCCCGCAAGCCATACATCTTTGCTACCATTTTTAATAACGAGAACACCCCCATCGGTCAGACTGACATGATTACCCAAGCGGCGCCTCTCCAAGAAAACGTAGACCGCCGCAAGCAAGACATTGATGAGAACGCTTCTTTGGTTAACGGACAAGTAAAAGTCGACTCCAGTGTAATGAGCAAAGCCGACGCCCAGAAGCTCAGATTTGAGGCCCGGGGCGTTATTTGGGGCAAAGGCGTAAAAGAGGGTGTTACCCGTGAAACCGGCTCGGCGCTACCGGCTTTTGTGTTTGAGGACATGAAAGACTCCCGCGATGAGATTGATAACATCATGGCCGCTTCTTCAGCTTTCCGGGGTGAACGAGAAGGAACTGAAACTAAGGCTGGTCGCTTGGCTCTGATTGACCAATCGTACTTGGCGCTTAACGAGCTGGTGCAAGTCATGGACTACTGTTGTTACGAGATGTTCAACTGGTTCTACCAAATTGCCAAAGTAAACTACACCGAAAACCACCTAGCTAAACTCGTAGGTGTAGACAGGTCTCTTGAAATTGTCAGCCTCATGCAAGACGACTTCATGGATGGTGCTGAAATTAAAGTTGTCCCCGGCAAGACCCTTCCTGAAGACAGTCAGTTCAAGTACGAACAAGCCCAAGCTGACGCTGAAAAAGGCTTCATTTCACCGATTGATTACTTGGAAATCGCTGGCTACGACAATCCAGCAGGCAAAGCCAAGAGTGCCCAGATGTTCATTCTCAATCCCCCAATCGCCGCTGGCTTAACCCCCGAAGAAATAGAACAGTTAGCCCCACCAAAACAAGAGGAAGTTCCCCCAGCTACCGCTATCTCTTTCAAGGACCTTCCGCCCGATGGTAAAATCCAACTAGCCGCTCAAGCCCGAATCCAACTTGACCCCTTAGTCATGGCCGCTCAGATGGCCCAAGAGCAAGCTTACAAGCAAGCCAAAGAAACTGCTAAAGCCACTCCTAAAGCCGCCCCTAAATCTTCAGCGTAAAATTTAGGTACTTGCATAGGTAGTGAAATTTATATAATATAGTTAATACAGTATGACCAAGCCGAACATCCAGCTTCACAGCCAAGGAAACTAAGCAGTCGAAAAACAATATGCCCCCACCATACGAACTTGCAGATGAACCGATAGTAGAAACCCCAGTAGAAACTATTGCTCTACCCGCCGAACCTGACAGTGCCGATGATGGCTTTCTCGATGATGACTCAGAGACTTCTGAAGACACCCTAGACGAGCCAGTTGTTGATGCACCAAGTGAGGTCCTCTACGAACTCCCCGACGGACGTAAAGTTACCGGAGAAGTCGTGCGAGCAGAGTACGGGAATCTAATGAAGGACTACACTCAAAAGAGTCAACGGTTAGCTCTTTATGAAAAAGTAGCCAAACCTGAGCCTGATAATGTACCCGAGTGGCAAAAGCCCGGTTATGTTCCTACCAGCTACGCTGAAATCATCCAGATTGCCAAACAGCAAGCCAAAGATGAAATCAAACAAGAGCGAGAACAAGAAGAGTCCCATAAAACTGAGTTATCTTCCCAGATTGAGGCTGAATTAGCTGAAATTAAGAAGGTGGACCCTAAGTTAAATGAGAACTCTCTCTTCCTCCATGCCAATAAGTACGGTTTTCGAGACCTAAGTAAAGCCTACGAAAACATGAAAGCCTTGAATGACGCCAAGCTGTCAACGGAACAAAGAACGGTAAAAAATATCCAAGCTCGTAAGGATAACCCAGTTGCCGGTAAGCCAGGCACCGCTTCACCGACAGCCCCTGCGTATGGAGACCACAACCAGTACGGTTCAGCTCTAGAGTATCTCCAAGCCCACCAGTAGAACTTACTAATTTAATTTTAAAAATATATGGTTTTTGACGAAGCCGTACGAACAACAACTCGTACATTTATCATTCCCACAGTGTATGACCAGGTAACAAAAGGTTCTCCATCTTTGATGAAGACTCTTCGACTGGCCAAGCCGTGGAAGACCGGAACAAAGTACGAATTCCCAGCCAAGATTGTAGACACCACTAACGGTGGTTGGACAGGTGTAGCTAATCAGCTAGATACTGACCGACAGAATACACGCGTCACGGCCTCTTTTGAGCCAAAGATGGTGTATAAGCCAGTAGTGGCTGCCGATATCGAACTGACCCTCAACATGGGTTCAGAACGTATCGTAGACCTCCTCCAGACAGAGTACGATTCACAAGCGCAATCATTGATTAACCTTATGGGTCAGGGTCTGTTTCTAGGTGATGGAACTGGCAACATGCCTGACTCTATCCGTAACTCAGCTGACGACGGTGGTGCGTTCAATACCTATGGTGGTATTTCTCGTACAACTTACCCAGCTTGGGCCGGATACGACCTCGTGTCAGCTGGTGCTTTAACGCTCGCTAAGATGGCAACATTTTATGATGCTATCGAAATTGGAACTGAGAAGCCAGACTGGATGGTAACTACTAAGGCCCTATGGTCTGTGTATGAATCACTCCTTACTCCACAAATCCGAGCCGGGTACACCCAAAACGGTTTCCCTAAAATGGATGAGTACGGAATTGTCGGTGGAAACTCAGGTCTTTACGGACAAACTGGTTTCGAGTGTCTATGGTTCCGAGGAACTGCGGTAGTTAAGGATGAGCAGGCTCCAGCTGGTTCTATGTACGGTTGGAACACGAAGTACTTTGGATGGAAAGGAATTGACGTAAAGGCCGCTGGAGTTTCACAACTCAACTTTAAGTCTACAAGTGAAGGTATTCCATCTGGCGTGCCAGGTCGAGTACCATCAACCAAAGGATTTAACGTCCGAGAAATGATGAGTCCAGTTGACCAGCTTGCTCAGATTGGTTACGTGTTCTACGCTGGGAACTTTATCTCAGAACAACCACGTTTGACGGGTGCGATGTTAGGATTGAGTTAGTAGTTATTAGACCTAATGGGGACAACCCCAGAATGGGTGATGGATGAAAAATTCCTTAACCTGCAATAAATCATATGCAACAAATTACTTTTCAGAGTGTGTTTCAAGTTACTACTGCTCCCGCTTTCACTATCGGGGCAGAGGCTCAAACACCAGACGGACGTGAATGGGTGTATGTCGTAGCGGGAACAGGCGGACTAGCGCGGGGTGATGCTGGAGTTCCAGTAGCCACTACAACCGTGACTACCGTTAGTTCTTCAGTAGACATCAACAACCGCATTGTCTTTATTAACGAGGCAGCTGCCGGTTGGACTCCAGGAATCTTCGCAGATTCTTATGTAACCGTAAACACGGGTACTGGTGTTGGTCAAATGGCTCAAATCATGAGCAACACAGCTGACCAGCTTCAACTTTACCCAGCCTTTGCGCTTACAACCGCTCTTGCTGTGGCTGACAGTGGTATTGCCATTGTCTCACCAGGTCGATTGGTTAAAGCTCTAGTCACTAGCAAAAAGCAAAACGTCCAGGGCATTGCCCAGATGGCGTTTGCTGCCGGTGATTACGGTTGGGTGCTTAGAAAAGGAGCTGGTGTAGTATTCTCGGGAGTGTCCCTTACCCCGGTGGGTTCTAACTTTACCTCTGGTGATGACACCGCTGGACGTGTCATCCTTGGAGTAGCAACAGAAGGCCCGTTTGCTGCCCAGAACCTTGGTAAAGTGCTTGTCGTCAACCCTTCGGCTGACCAGCTTGCTCTCGTTCAAGTGAACATCGAGTAGTGAACATCGAGTATGTAAACATCGAGTAGATGTTTCCCCGTACGGTTCTCAATTTGAGAATCGGGGGGAGTCATTTAGACTCTCGGTGGAACGATTGAAGCCACTGTAACTAATTAGCAAGTATGACGCCAAACTCACCAATGGGTAATGCCGACTTAAATAAAGTCGTACGCCTTACCAACAAAACGGACTTCGACTTCACTCCAGAGATGGGTGCAAAATACGACAGTGTGCCGTATTTTATCACCGCTGGAAAGTCCATGCTGGCACCTAAACCAGTAGCTAAACTATTAGCAAAACACCTAGCTCGCCAAGTATTCCTTCGCAACGCACCATATCGGGATGAAACCGAAGTTGATGGTAAGGGGAGTACCCGAGCTTTGTGGACGGAAGAACAAGCCCTTAAACTGGCTGATACCTTTATTACTGATGAATACGCTGAAGAAAAAGAAGTTCCTCGCTCTGAGGCTCAAATCATGCAACAGAAGATTGCGGAACTAAACAAAGAGTTCCCAATGGACAGTATGGAAACCGCCACTATCATGGCTCCTACTCAATATGTGGATAAGCAGGAAGTCATCCAAGCCTTGACTGAAAAGAACATCCGCTTTGATGCCCGTCTGAGTAAGGCGGCTTTGGAAGAACTACTTACCTAAGTATGGAATTTGTTAACTCTGAAACATTTGCTTCAATAAAAGAACTGGCTGAAATCCAGGGTCAAATTGCTGCTGGTAGAGCAGAGTTAGCCTCGTTTGAGAGCGCTAAGTTAGCTTTCTTTAAAGAACGTGAAGTCGAAACTTTAAAGATTGTAGACAAGACTCTTACTATGAGTAGAGAGGCGATACAGGAAGCCAAAGAAAACAAGGAAGCTATCGCCTTTTTGCTCACAGAATTGACCGACTCAGTTAATGATATTAAAAGCCTGCACACCGGGGTTAACTATTTAATTAAAGACTACGCCCTAGCGACGGAAGCTACGGGGGACGCTATTAAAGAAAAGACCGCGGAACTTGAATTTGCGTCAACTGTATTAAAGCAACAGAAATCCCATCTCATTGATGCCCAAAAAGCGATGGAGGTAGAAAAGGCTTTGTTGGCTCGTGATAGAATAAGGATAGACGATACTACCGAAATGCTCAAAATAGAAATTAACCGAATTAAAAATTTAAAAATATAACATGGCTGATATAAACACCCTCATCGCCAAAGCTACCGTATCAAGCGCACCCACTATCGCGTCAGCGGCTGTTGCTCTACCCGCGAACACCAACCGAGGTGGTTTTATTATCCAGAATCTAGGAGCTAATCCACTCTTTGTCCGCTTCGGAGCCGGTGCCAGCACCACTGAGTTCAACTTCATTCTAAGAGCCAGCTCACTGGCTGACGATGGGACTGGGGGTATTTTCACAACTAATGAAGGAACCGTTTGGACGGGGATAATCTCTATTGCGGGAACCACTCCCCGCTACGTGGCGACTGACTTAATAGCTTAATTATGCAAGTAGAAAACAACGGTGAGACCATCATATTCGACCAGAAGACTACCGAAGCTATCGAAGCGGGTAAAAACCGTATCACGCTTTTACAGACTGAGGAACTTCGGTACAACAAACTAATTACTGAACTAAAAGCTCAGGTTATTTCGGTTGATAATGAATTGGCAGATAAAACGAAAAGGTTTGAATCTGTTGTGGCAGAGCTAAATATTTTAGTGACAGAAGTTGAAGACGAGCGAATCCTCCTTGAGTCAATCACCCAAGAGCATTTGATTGTTACCTCAGTTATGAAGGAACATGAACTTGTTTTAACTACAAGAGAGGAGGAGGTTTTAGAAAGAGAGCGTACTTGCACCGACATTGAAAAACAAGTCTCTAAAAGAGATGCTTCCATTACTATTCGGGAAAATACCGTAGCCCTGCTTGAAGAGAGCCTTAAAGAAAAGCGTGCGCTGATTGACGAATTTAAGTCTAAACTATGAACATAGACCAGCCAGGAGCTTATTCTTTTACTCAGCTCTTGGATGTCCCTAAAACGTACTTTGGGGCAGGGGGAAGAATCTTGACAGTCAATCCATTTGAAACAGGTATTGATTTTAACCCCCCAGGAGGAAGTGCCTCATGGGGAGGTATTTCAGGAGTATTGTCCAATCAGACAGACTTACAAACAGCCTTAGACGCAAAGCAGGCTACTCTCGTTTCATCTACAAACATTAAGACAATCAATGGAGCCTCTGTCTTAGGTGCAGGGAACTTAATAGTTGGTGGCTCTTTAACCAAAGGCATTACAGAGGTTGACTTCGGCCCGACTGAACAAGGTGAAGCAGTTGTTTCTGTCGTAGACGCAGCCATTACCGCGACATCATATCCGGTTGTAACGATGTACGCTCTAGCAACCGCTGACCATGACCCCGATGACTACATGGCTGAGGGTGTGACCGCCTACGTGACAAACGTGGTAGCTGGTGTTGGTTTTGATATTGCGGCTGGCTGTAATGATACAACTTGGGGTAAATACGCAGTCACGTTCGCTTATTAGTAGTGTATAATTATAAATAATATGTCAGTAGTAATAAAAGGAATCACAAGTGGCAACGGAGCAGAAGTAACTAGTTTTAATGCCCTACAGGTAACATTGGAGGATTCAGTCGGCAACAGGGCTGGGCGAAGACAACGAGAACTAATCCCTGCGAATCAGGAGTCAATTCTTATTGCTGGTAGAAATGACGACCTAGCGATGTCACTACGAGTAGACCGCAGGGGTAACATTGTCACAGGTAATTACATTCCTGAATTACTAGAGAATTTCGAGGGCGCAACGCTCAATGTCCAGAAATGGCTAACTGCTACCACTACCTTCTCTCCGGCTCAAAGTTCAGTCGGTGGCTATGTATTTAACAACACCTCGCTTGTTACCGCCAACGCCGTATCTATCCTGCAATCACAACGGCAGTTTTATAAACACCCCCGCATCCCACTACAAATTAAACTACGTGTGCGAGCGAACATTGCCACCAACAGTAATGCTGATTTTGGATTCGGACTACCAGTGACCACTACTATGCTAGTACCAAACGGTCTAGCAGTTAGAATCGTAAACGGTTTATGGTTTGTTGTTTTGACATTTAACAACGCTGAGCTAGCGTCACCTGTTGCCGTACTACAACCAGACGGCGTGACTCAATTCTCTACAGCAAACCTAAACTCTGAATTTTATGTAGTCGATGTAAACGTCGATGACGACAACGCTATTGTGACAGTCCAGGACACTGGTACAGGCGAGTGTGTAGGTTTTGCGAGAGTTGTAGTGCCTATCACTTCCTTGGCGATGTGGGG